ATATACTCTTGCAAAGAGCATCCAGCATGGTGTTTAAAACATTCTTCCCAAGAATTAAATTTAACAGTCGGTTGTTTTTTACCAGAGTAAATGTCTCTTGCAAGGAAGTATATGATCTCATCTTGTGGCTCTCCTTTAGAACGGTATGTCATCAGCTGATACTTCTTTAGCTATATCTTTCATGGCATCTCTAGCACCCGAAGGCATAGACTTCTTGTCAGAAGATCCAACCTCTACTTCTTTGTATGCATCTGGACTGTTAATCATCTGCATCATATACCCTTTGATATCGGTGGTATATTTTTCTACGCCACTCTTATCGGTATACTTACGATAATCAATTGATCCCTCTACATACAAGTTAGTACCCTTACCTACATAAGCTTCAACAATCTCTGCTTGTTTACCAAAGAAGACTACGTTATGCCAGTCAGCTTTCTTATACTCGCCATAGCCTGACTCGGTAACCATAGATACCTGAGCAATCTTGCTATCGTTTTTAGTAGTACGAATAGTAGGTTCTTTCCATACATTACCAACTAGAATTACTTTATTAATTCCCTTCATTACTTTCTCCGTGTTTTTCAGGCCAATATTTCTTTACACTTTTCCATACTTCTAATGCTGAACTAAAGATAGTCCAGTATCTATCGAAGTCTTTGCTATCCCACTCATGAAAGACAACAGTACCTGGGTTGCTAGCAGATATAAATACATTTGCTATTCTCTTAGCTGGCGCAGGCAGTGCTCTCTCATAAGCAATCAATTGGTATGCCATAGACTCGTAAGCTAACTGCTTGCTACCAGTAGAGAACTCTTTGGTTTTGAAATCAATAACCCATTCGTCTGATACCAAGTCTATCATACCACCATACCCATCCTTTACATTACATACAGTTTCCTCTGATCTCCATTGTTGTTCACCACAATTAATCTTTAGCAAAGCATCAACAGCATTAAAGATATTTGAGTCAGCACCAGTAGGAGATAGTTCATTTTTAAAACAGTTCTCTAACATATTATGTATCCTACTACCTCTTTCGGATGCTTCAACTGTTTCCCTTTTGCTTTCTTGTAGCACCTTTGACCTCCATATCTCAATACTTAAGTCTCCTCTTGGCACTAAAGCAGCAGCATCAATAGCCTTGTTAGTTTTCCATGTGTCTAATCCAGGCTTAGCTAGTATGTCTAGAACAGAAGTTACAGAGGGCATCCATCCATATTTTCTTGCATCTCTTAATGTTGTAGCCCTAGTCTTCCCGTTCTTTCCTTCAATAAAATGTCTTGGTTCTCCTTGTCTGTCATACCAGTGCATTATTTATCCTTTGTCCTTTTACTCATTAGTTCATCAAAGCCCTCTGGTGTAGCCCAGACAGCAGCTTTATTACTACGATCAAAAGCATTGGGATGGTATAAGTATCTTCCTATGCCGAACAAGACAGCAGCCCTCTTAAGAGCGTCACTGATGCCACCCTTTGCACCTTCAATATTAGAATCATCAGCACCATCTGACTTAGTAATCCATGTTCCATCTATATTAACAGACAGTTCACATATCATACGATTGCCAATCCAATGGTACTTAGTCTGCCAATTAGAAATACCAACAACCTCGTCTAGCCTATCCATTACATTTCTAGCATCAATATAAGCTAACTCCTTACTACCCCCACCTTTTCTAAACTTAACCTTACCTTCTGGAAAAGGTCTTTTAAATGCCATCTCTAAACTATTCATTAGTATTTATTTTCCCTGTATTTTTTTAGTGAATCAAGATACTCTCTGAAGTTATCCTCCCTATCTTCTTTCTCTAAGTTATCAAGCCATAAGTTATACCCCTCTTCAAACTCCTCTTGTTCTAATGATTGTTGTTGTTCCCAACCCATAATCAAAACTCTCCCTTAGTCATGCTCGCTGGATTGTAGAACCCAGCCTCAATAAGAGTTGCTTCAACTCTCTCCATGTACTCAGCGAACTGCTCAACATTTAAACCAGATGTTTGTATAGCAACCTCCACTGCCTCACCATTCAAGTTTGTAACTGTGTTAGTACCCAGGATCTGAACACACATAATAGAGTGTAGTTCATTAGTAGTATACCCTATTTCATTTGCAGCCTCCCTAATAATATGCCAGTACCTATTGTTTTGATCTATAGATCGTTGATTCTTTTTATTGTACGGTCTTATTATAACTTCATAAGGCTCATTAGAATGAGATAATTGTTTAATATAATCTACACAATTATTCTTTTCATGTAAGTTATACAATTTAAATCTCTTTACTTTTTTGTCCATTCTATTATACCATATTCAAAAGCACGTCCTATTGTTTGCAAGCACCATCTCATTTGTGTTTCCTTATCTATCTCCCCGCTATGACATTCAGCATGGTGAGTGTAGCATACTGGTAACGTAAAATAATCTGGCGCTTTCTTACCCATCCCTGCACCAAGAGCCTGAACTCTAAGGTGGTGAGCCTGTGAATCTTGACCACAGTATATACATGGTTGATCCGCTACCCACTCAAGGTACTTACGACTCTTCACTTAACCCTCCTGTAAGGATTGAATACTCTTTGTAACTCTAGTTCCCATTCTTCTATATCTGTAATTACATTATTAAAATAATTATATTTTATATGTCTATCAAATACGTTTCTTTTTTTATCTAAATATTTTTCTCTATTTAAATTCGTCATTTTTTTAGTACCCAATCCAAAGCATAGATCACACTCATACAATTTATCTAATATAATTACCTCCTTTCTTCCATTACATTTAGGACATATAGATGGGTTAACCATTTCATCTAAAGCTAGATTAACTATTTTAAATATATCAAAATTAGATATAGTTTTATTCCATTGTAGTTCTTTAGCATTTGTATATAGATGATCTATCAAAACTTTGTTCCATTTTTTTTCTAAGCAATACTTATACCTAGCGTAACAACCACTTAGATAACTTGCCTTTGCTAATGTAGCCGCCACATCCTCCCAAGCAGGGCCAGAGTTTGTACTCCAAATACTGTTTGATTTTATTGTTAAAGACTTAAGTGCTTCCAGACCTGACATCAAATATTTCCTTATAGATTGTAGTTGTTGGCTTAGTTGTACCCATTATTTCTCCTGTTTCATAATAATTTTGATACGCTTCACAAGCAGTTTTCTTTTGAGCGCAATACTTCCAACTGAGGCAAGGATTGCATGGAGATTGTTCGCTTGCTATTGCTCTTGCTAAATTAAAGTACTCACGTTTCATTTTAATTTCTCCCTAAAATCCTTAGCCCTAAAGACTATAAGTGTGTCATCAAAAGCAGTACCATTTTCTTTTATGAATACAACTGGTACTGTTCCGTTCCTAGATGATGCAACAGCTTGACGCATAGCATCCTTAATCCACTCAGGAATCTTCTTCCTATACTTACATTCAATGGATAGTGTATTGCTTGTAACATCTGGTGCGCTTCCTCTTGTCCTGCCAGTAACTGGTACACGATCAGCATCATCGCCTAGTTCGGTAAGGAATTCCGCAACCCAACGTTCAAACTTTTTCCATGTCTTATCCATAGTTTAATATCTTAGCGGGTACTTCTCTAACAGCATTGCTTGGTAAATGATATGTTCCTGTCCTCCAATTATAAGTTAACTCCACGTTTCCTAACTGCCCGTCCTGTTTAAACCTAACTTTCTGCACATGAACTTCAATGATTGAATCATTCTTTGTGAAGTCCCTCCATACTGTAATACAGTTATCAGATTTGTCACGCCATCTGGCTGAACCACTGATATCATACGGTGTTGGAATAGGAATGTTACCATTCTTATCTCTGTATAGTTTAGCAGGGTGAGCCACAATCCATAAATGAATACCATACTTTCTTGCAAACTGTCTCATCCTCTTGAGTGCTACTGAAATGTACTCTGTTTCGTTCTGTCCATCCCTACGCAGATGTTCTAACTCATTCCAAGGATCAATAACTAATCCACGTATACCCTTGGTAAGAACCAATCTCTTTGCTGATTCTAATATAACATCAATAGACCATTCCTTATCATCCTCTGGAAGTATCCAAGTAAAGTGTTTGGTTAACCAACGCTTACCCTCCTCAAGTTTGTTCTTGTCCATGCAAGGTGTCGGCCCATCAAAGAATGGTTGACCCGCCCACTTCTCAATAACCCTAGCCATATGATCTTCAAGTGGCTGATTCTCTGGTGAAAAGATACCGAAGTTCCAGCCCTCCCTCTTTGCTATGTTGACCATCATTGCATCAAGCCAATTAGATTTACCACTACTAGGTATACCTGTTAGCACTGTGAATGCCCCAGGCCTTACCAAGTAATGAGCATCCATCGTTTCCCATCCAG